GTTTCCTAAAATTTGTGCTAGTTTGGCTGTTGCTGCTTTTGTTGGAGCAATTTTATGTTCTAAATTACCTAATTTGAAAATTCTAATATTACTTATAGCTCCATCTAGAGCCGCCATGTCTGCTAATTTTAGTTTTTCGATAACAGTAATATCGTCCATAATAGCATATATCATAGGATATGCCCATGCTTGCCAATCATCTTTTTTATAATGAAAAACTAGTGTCTTTTCCGGATCTAATGGATATGGTCTTTTAGTTTTAGCTGCTAATACTATTGCTTCTGGAAGAAGAGATACTATCTGTTTTTCTGCTTCTGTTTTTGGACTATTAATATTTTTTCTAAAAGTAGCCGGTAAAATTAATTCATATCTTTTTTCACTAACAAATGATGATAAGGATCCGGCTGCGCTTTCAACATAAACTGGATCTATAAAAGTATATCTCCAAGGAATTTCTTTTTTTTCTATCTTAAATTGATCCATCTGTTTAACATTGAGATCAGGAGATCCAATAGTTTTGTATAGATTATCAGTAACTTTTAATGATATTTTGGCTGTTTGTTTATGAATAACAATATTGCCTGTTTTATATAGATTATTTAAAAATCTTTCGCTACGATCTTTACCATTAATTTTTTTGAACCACTGTCTATAAAATCTTTCTATTCTTTTATTTTTATGAACTAATTTAATACCATGTACAGCAAAATCACCCATAAGATCGATAACATTTTTTACCAAACCAACACGATGATAAATATCTTCTGCTCTTCGGATAACTAGTTTAATCTTTTTAGGAACAGCTTCGTCTGGTCTAAAAGCATAGTAGTCATTACGAGTTAATCCAGGACGACCACCAGTATCACCGTCTAGATTAGAAAAATCTATACTATACCTTCTACCGCCGCCAAAAGCTGCTGTAGAATTTTGAATTCCTGTAAATTCATCTAGAGATTCGGATGATCTTTTAAGAGCATCTTGTTTACTAGATAAATCCTCTCCCCATGTGACATAAGCATCCTCTCCTATAGATGATGCGTTTTTAATAACGTCTTCTTTGTTTGGTTTTCTGGGCATATATTTATTTCTAATGTAATAGTAATGCTATTTGATTACTTTAATAATACACTTTTATCTGTAAATTCCTTGATAAATATCGTCATCATTAACATTCGATGTGAACCATTCGGGACCTTTATATAGTTTATTACTTTGTTGATTAACTAAATCTCTACTATCTCCACCAACAATATCATAATTTGGAGACTGTAAGGTTCTATTTAATTGTCTAGCTATCATATTAGCTATCAATAATGAACTATATCGGTCTTTTCGTAATCTTCCTTTTTTACCATTTGGTAATTTTACTTCCGGAGTATCCCATCTGTCTCTTGCTTGTGGACCAGTGCTAGTTTGGGTCATAACTATAGTTGTTAATTCGTTTTTAAGTTCTTCTATTTCTAGTATGCATTCACTAACGCTATCATATAATGGATTTAAATCGTCGTCTAAGATATTTTTTCCTTCTTTTTCCATAGCAAGACCAAGTGTAAGATTATCAAAACGTGGAAATAGTAATATTTTATCTTCTAGATCTTTTCTTAATCCATGATTAGCTTGACTTGTCCAATCTGCCTTTGCAAATTGTACTAGTTCCAGAATGTGTAAACCTTGTTGAGAATCAGTATCTTTTGCTTTGTCATAATCAATAATTGGCCATATTAGTTGTTCATTATCTTGAAGCTTGCCAGGATCGTGCAAAGCTTCTTCTATTGCAACGCCACCCCCTTGAGCATCCATTCCTATTCTAATAGGAGGAAAGGTTTTCATAAGATCTCTAATTTTTCTAGAACAAAAACTATAAAAGTCATATTCTTGTGCTAGTCCAACCTTTTGTCTTTCTTTAAAATTATTTCTATTTGTTGCCCAACAATATACTATTCTAGAATGATCCGGATGAACTTCTAATATTACTATACTAAAATTATCTTGTTCACTAGCAGGATCGATACCGTAAACATAATGTAAATTAGGATTACCTTGAGTTATAGCATCAAAAACTACTGGTTTGTTACCAATTGTTATTGCCGGATAATCTTTTGTAACACAACTTTCTATTAAACTTCTTCTAAAAAATCCCTGACTATCATTAACGAAACATGCAGCATATTCCATATTATATATACCAACATGAATAGTAGCTTTTGCTCTACTTACTTGTTTATCATCCATAAATCCTTTAGGTATTAATTCATAGGGTATACGAATAATACTATAATCTTTCCAATTAAAATTTGGTGGAATTTCTCCATTAAAGATTTCTCGTAGTTTTCTTTCTTCGCCTTTACTTTCTATAATACTTTTATATCTTTTCCAGTACTGAGCAAAATGCTTGAAACCGTAGTCTGCTGTTCCACTTATCACTGCTTGATTATTAATTCTTCTAGAAATAGTATCTAATTCTTCGCTCCATACTCCTGCTAATTTCATAGCTGCTTTTTTAGCTTCTTCTTTAACGTTCTGAATTGGACTGGCACTAACAGCAGCGAAACCAGAAACTACCGTCTCATAAATATCTGGAGATATACTACTAAACTCATCTGCTAAAATAATATGAGCGCGTAAACCTCTAATCTTATCTCCATTACCTAAAGGAATAGCTATGGCCCAACTATCTCCCAGTCTTATAGTACATCTATCAACATCTCGTCGTGGACCATCTTCGTTGCCATTGAATATGCTTCTTAAAATAGGACTATTTTTCCACATATTTTCCATATATTCAAAGATAATTTTACTTTGTCTAAAAGCAGCACCAACTATAACCACCTTGGTCCCTGGATAGAAAGCACACTTTAGTACCGCATACAGAGCTAACAGAAAGCTTTTACTAAAACCACGACTACCAATAAGCATAGGGAAAGGACGATTCCACATTTCTTGTAGAACCATAGTCTGCATAGGATGTAATTCTATGTTAAAAATAAGTTTACAGGTTGATCCTATATAATATGGATTTCTTAAAATTCTTAATAGATGCAAGTCTGGATTTTCTATATCTTCCTTTGTCCTATGAATCATAGGATTATTAGGAATACTAAGAGCACTTATATCTCCTAGTCCAAGCCAAGCATTATCAAAACTTTTAAAATCAACCATTAGATTGCTTTATTAATCTTCTAGAAGTTTTTATCGCTCTTTTAACTATCATAGATGCTACAGACTCAATGTATGGTAAGCTTCTTTTTGCGCTTTCTTCTTTTAGCCAACCTAGGATAGTTGGTAAATTTTGTTCGCACCAGTCATTACCTTTTTCATTCATTTCTATAGCATGGCGTCTGCAAGAACAATTTGGGGTACTTTTAATTCCCATTGTGCTAATCATATTTGTTAATATGGTTCCTGGACCATTAGGAAATTCTTCTAAGGTTTTGGGAAATTTGCTTCTAAGCTTGGTTGCGGTATCATCTTTAATGCTATCATATAGTAGTTGTTCTAGTGTGGATCTATTAACATCCCCAAGCTTCTCATAATCGATACCATTTGCAATAACAAATGAACCAGGAATATTTCTAACAGTTGCAGAAACTATCTTGTTGGTTGGATTGTCGTGATAGGTAACATCTAAATAATCCATAACTAATGGTGGTGGATTAACTAATTGATTATTTTGATCAGTATATGGTGGCGGATAGATGGTGACTGAATTTTCAAGTTTCATTTTGGTTCTCCTTTGGTTTATTGTTTATGAGGTAAATCCTTTTAATAATATATTCTGCTACTTTTTCTGCATTAGATGCATTATTACAAAATAATACTTTAATATCGTATTTAAGCTGCCAATCTAATATATTCTTCATTATAAATGCTGGAGTAATTCTAACTTTATCCCACATTCTTTTTGGTAGATTTGATCCTATAGGATAGTTTAACACATCATTCATGCTAAATTCTAATAGGAAAAATGAATATTTAAGTTGGCTCATTCTATGTACAACATCTTTGAACCGTGGTTCAATAATATTATTAGCAATTTCATTTATACTCTTTTTACGTTCTATAGCAAAAACGTCCTGAAGACCTTCTATACTATAATCGCCAGTATCTAATTTTTTATTAGCAACTACATAATCCTCAAAAGACCACGGTTGTTGCTCTCTGGTATCTATTATGATCGTAAAGTCTTCATTATTTATCATTTGATTTTTTATTATCAGATATTAATTTGCTAAAAACTGCTTCGTATGCGTTTTCGTTTCCTTCTATAAGAGAGTGATGAAATTTACACAAAGTGATTCCGTTATTTATATTATATCTCAAATCAACGCTATCAACCCATCTTTTGATATGGTGAACATGTAATTTTTTAGATGCTAAACATCCTGGCCATTGACATTTGTATTGATCTCGTTTTTTAACCTCTTGTCTAAAATTTTTGTATAATGGATCGTTATAATTTCTAAACATTAGCGTAAACTTTAATGTCGCTTTGTATCATTTCGCTAACTAAATCATCAAAAGAAGTTGATGGAATCCATCCTAGTACTTTTTGAGCTTTAAGAGATCGGCCACATAAATAGTCAACTTCTGCTGGTCGATATAATGACGGATCAATTTCCACATATTGTTTGTAGTCTAGATCCACACTCTCAAAAGATTTGATAACAAAATTTAATACGCTATGAGTTTGACCGGTACAAATAACAAAGTCGTCAGGAACATCTTGCTGTAGCATCAAATACATAGCATATACATAATCTTTAGCGTGACCCCAATCTCTGTAAGCTTGAAGATTACCAAGTTTTAAACTGTCTGATGTTTTCTTGTTAACTAATTGGCCAATATATTTGGTAACTTTTCGCGTTAGAAAATTTTCGCCACGTCGCGGACTTTCATGATTAAATAGTATGCCGCTAGTAGCAAAGATATTATAAGCATCACGATATATTCGTACCAAATTGTGACTAGCAACTTTGCTAACAGCATACGGACTTTGTGGAATTAGTGGAGTATTTTCATCTTGATATTTATTATTATCTTTATCCACACTATAATTTTTACCAAACATTTCGCTAGTGCTAGCTTGATAATATTTTGTAGCAGATGATGTGGTTCTTATGCCCTCTAAAATATGTAAAACTCCCATGGTATTAATATCAAACGTTGTGGAGGGCTGGTGAAAACTGGTTCCCACATGACTCATAGCGGCTAAGTTATAGAATTCGTCTGGTTCGTATTGTTTTAATATGGATAGTATTACTGAAGGATCTGTAAGATCAAATTCCAAAAGAGTTAAATTAGGATGATCTACTATACTGGATATTCTTTCAAAATGATACGAACTACTACGTCTATATAATCCAATAACTTTGTAGTCTTTTTCTAATAATAGTTCGGCTAGATAGCTGCCATCTTGACCAGTAATGCCTGTTATTATAGCTGTTTTATTCATTGTGATTTTCCATAAATTCTGGTGTTAGTAATGGTACGTCCACAGTATTGTCTTGATAAGTATGATATTGTTGCATTCTTTCTTTGGCTCCGTTTGCTGCCATTCCAAGAATTTCCATTTCTTTGCCTTCTTTTTCTCTGACTATTTCATCTTCTAGCATTCGTATTAAACCAACCCAACTACTTTTGCCATCTTCTATTCTTTTTATTCTTTGTTCCCTAGTAGCTTTAAGATCCTTGCTAATTTTTTGCTGTTCGTTAAGAAGTTTGGTATATTCATTAGTGTAATTAGCGATACTGTTGCGGGCAAACGACAATTGAGTTTCGAGATTAGCCAGTTTCGGTATATCTCTTTGATCCTCACTTTTTTCATATTCTTTATCCACAAGCTTTTGTAATTTTTCAGTTTCGCTAATGTGTCTTTTTCGTTCCTTCATGCTACGGTTAATTAATATATCAATAGTGATAAATTGTTTAATTTGCAACTCTTCTGCTGGTAAAACGTCTTCTCTAAACTGTTTTATTAGTCCAACCCAAGTATCTTCAAAGTATTGGAGTTCGCCGCTGTCCGCATCAAATTGACGTGTAATTTCTACCCAAAAGGTTTTACTATGTAATTTATCTTTTAGGGTTTCATAAGCCGCTTTGTCTTCTGGATCAATTAGTAAATTATTTTCATTAATATATCGCTTAATTGGTCCTTCATGACGATTAAGATTAGATGATATAGTATCTATGCTTAATAAATTAACATTCTCACGAATATAAGCTTCTTCATCTAAACTTAGTTGTCCTCGTTTTTTGGGAATTCTGTTGGCTTCCACTGGTGCTCCTTCATTATTTCAGCGATGTGTTTTTTAAGTTTAGTTAATTCTGACTTATTAATTTTTTGATTGTGTTTTAATTTTAAATAGCTTTCTCTATATTCTGATCTTATATTAGAATCTAAAAAAGATACTATTTCTGAGCTTTCATGAGAAGTACTAGATGCTGACAATAACGATAAATCTTCAACATAAGATGGCTTGGCTATGTTCTTTTTAGCATCGTTTCGCTTGGCCCATGAAGCATATGGTTCGCATTCCTTTTTGTCAATAAATTTAGAGCACTGATTGTTAGAAACTTTATAAGCAGCATCGTATAGTGGACACGTTAAACAAGGCTTGTCTGGTCTTTGATAGTTATTTCTTTTGTAATTAAATAACCGATTTCGCACATGAGTCCATAAAAAGTTTTCTAATGGCCTTTTATAATCATAATTTTTTAATCCTTCTAACGCAAATATGGCCGCTTGTTGTTTCATGTCCTCGGCACTGTGATAGCCGAATTTAAATTTGTGAGCTAATTTTTTAGTAATTTTATCTAATACTTGTAAAAATTCAGCATCTGAAACTTGATTTTTATTTTCCAGAATTTTTTTCTTCATTATCTAGTAGAATTGATATATCCTCTCCGTCTGGTAGTTGCAGATCGCTTTGAGCCTGGTCCACAATACATCCTGATGCTTTGACCGATAAGATCGAAGATGTAAGATTGGTAATATTAGAATCAAAATTAATCATATTGAGCCCCTTGCTTAAAAGAACCAAAACTATAATATAATAGAGTTGATCATCACATTGT